TCTGTCAAAAGCTCTGTGTCTGCGGCCTCTAAGCGTGGTGACGGTATCGCATTGCGTGGTAAAACTCGCGGCAAAATTTATTAAGGATTTAAAATGGCAACCAAAGCAGAACTCTTGCAAGCGGCCAAGGATGCAAAAGACCAGCCAAAGATCGATGCAGCCTACGAGGCTTCATTGACCAGCACTGAAACGGCTCCAAAAAGCGGTGATTTCGATAGCTACCGCAAACAGAAGCAGGGCGAAATTGCTGGGCGTAAAGCAGCCAATGCTGCTGCTGAAGCTGATAAAAGCGAAAAGCTATCTAAGGCGCAATATGATCGATCAGTTAGAAAGTATGAAAGAGAATTAGCGTTAGATCCCCCAGACAAAAACCCTGTCGGGTACAAGCTGCGCAAACTTGGAGACGCTGTAGGCGATAAGGTACGCAGTGCTGGTGCTTTTTTTGGTTCAAATAGGATGACCAGCCAAGATGATGCCGCTCAAATGAAGGCCCGTAAAGACGTTAAAGGGTACGCCAAAGGTGGTTCTGTAAGCTCCGCCTCCAGTCGTGCTGATGGCTGCGCCCAGCGTGGCAAGACCAAAGGCAGGATTATTTAAACATGATGGCAAGCCGTGGCATGGGGGCCGTAAACCCCAATAAATTGCCGAAAGCAGCCAAGATGGCCAAGGGTGGCAAGGTCAACGCTGCTGGCAACTACACCAAGCCCGGGCTGCGTAAGCGCATTTTTAACAGCATCAAAGCTGCCGCAGTACAGGGCACAGGCGCAGGTCAGTGGTCAGCCCGTAAGGCTCAATTGATGGCTAAACGCTACAAAGCCGCTGGTGGCGGCTACAAAGACTGATATGAAGGCACCACAGAAATCCCTCAAGGACTGGGGCGACCAAAAATGGAGAACGAAAAGTGGTAAAAAATCTTCTGAAACAGGCGAAAGATACCTTCCAAGTGCTGCGATCAAAAGTCTCAGCCCTTCTGAGTACGCTGCAACGACCAAAGCCAAGCGAGCAGGAAAAGCCGCCGGGAAGCAGTTTGTAGCTCAGCCAAAGAAGATTGCAAAGAAAACAGCAGGGTTTAGATAATGGCAAACACATCCGGCTCTTCCGCGTTTAACCTTGACCTGACTGATCTGGTCGAGGAGGCGTTTGAACGCGCTGGTGGAGAGTTGCGGTCTGGCTATGACCTCCGCACCGCCCGTCGCAGTTTAAACATCATGTTTGCCGACTGGGCCAATCGCGGCATCAACATGTGGTCGATTGAGCCGGGGACCATCACCTTCGTGCAGGGCCAGAACACCTACGCCCTGCCATCTGACACCATTGACCTGCTTGAGCACGTCATCCGCACTGGCGCCAACTCGGCGTCTACACAGGCAGACCTGACCATCACCCGGATCAGCGTATCAACCTACGCCACGATCCCGAACAAGATTCAACAGGCTCGGCCTATCCAAATCTGGATTCAGCGGTACAACGCACAAAGCTCACCCACGGGTCTGACGCTGAACGGCACCATTACCTCTACGGCTACGACAATCACCCTCAGTTCGACTGTGGGCCTGCCAGCTTCCGGCTTTGTCAAAATTGACAACGAGACCATCAACTACAGCTACATCTCAGGGAATACCCTGAACAACTGCTTCCGCGCTCAGAACAACACCACCGCAGCTTCCCACACCACTGGTGCAGCCGTGTACTGGGAGCAGTTGCCTGCCGTTACCGTCTGGCCCACGCCGGATGGCTCACAGACCTATACGCTGGCTTACTGGCGCTTGCGCCGGACACAGGATGCTGGTGGGGGTGTCAACATCATGGACGTGCCCTTCCGGTTCATTCCGTGCATGGCGGCTGGCCTCTCGTACTACATAGCAGGCAAGATCCCTTCAGGGATGGAGCGTCTGCCTATGCTCAAGCAGCAATACGACGAGGCATGGCAGCTTGCCTCAGATGAAGACCGCGAAAAGGCATCGATCCGGTTTGTTCCACGCCGTCAGTATCTGGGGAGCGGAACTTAAATGGGCAACCGTTTTGCATCGGGCAAAAACAGCATTGCCATATGCGATAGGTGTGGCTTTCAGTTTAAACTGACCAATCTGAGAAAAGAGATCGTCAAGACCAAGGTGTTTAACACGCTGGTCTGCCCTGACTGTTTTGACCCGGACCAGCCACAGCTTCAGTTGGGCATGTACCCAGTAGATGACCCGCAGGCGGTACGCAACCCCCGCAGGGACTCAACGTATGTAGTGGCAGGTGTAAACACAGCAGGGTTCAATACCGGGGGTAGCCGGGACATCCAGTGGGGCTGGTATCCGGTTGGCGGGGCCAGCTTCTTCACCGAGTTGCTGACGCCAAACAATCTGGTGTTGACTACAGCGGTGGGTCAAGTAACAATCTCAGTAACTTAAGGAGTCAGAAATGGCAACATCATACAAAACCAAACCAGCCCCAACACAGGCGGTAATCAAGCCGACGGACAATAAGCAGTACATGAAAGATTTAAACGTGTCTGTGGGCAACAACCGCAGCAACGATTACAAGCCTACCAAAACCACAGGCATAGTGACCCGTGGCAATGGCGCAGCCACTAAGGGCATCACTGCACGGGGACCAATGGCGTGAACTACACCGAGTTAACAGATGCGATCTGCGATTACACGCAGAACTTCGACACTGACTTCGTAAACAACATTCCGGTGTTTGTGGAGCAGGCCGAAGAACGCATTTTTAACACTGTTCAGTTCCCGGCACTTCGCAAGAATCAGTACTCACTGATAACGGCCAACAACAAGTACGTGTCCTTGCCGAACGACTTCTTGTCCGTGTTTTCGTTGGCCTTGGTGACGGGTGTTGTCGGTGCGAACCTAGACACTGGCACATACGAGTACTTGCTCAACAAAGACGTAAACTTTATCCGGCAGGCGTACCCAAGCCCAAACGACACGGGTGAGCCAAAATACTACGCTTTGTTCGGGCCAACGATTCTGAACTCAGCGATTACCACTGAGCTATCACTCATCCTTGGCCCAACGCCTGATGCTGCGTACTACGTAGAGTTGCATTACTTCTACTATCCTGAGTCAATTGTCACGGCAGGCACATCTTGGCTTGGCGACAATTACGATCCCGTCCTGTTGTACGGCTCTCTGGTAGAAGCAAACACTTTCATGAAGGGTGAGGCCGACATGACCGCCTTGTACAACGGCAAGTACACAGAAGCTCTGGCACAAGCTAAACGACTTGGTGATGGACTCGAGCGCGGTGATGCGTATCGGGACGGCCAGTACAAGCAAAAGGTGATCTGATATGGCGTTTGACCAGACACTCACCACAAGCTTTAAGCAGGATATTTTGCTGGGTGTACACGACCTCGACACAGACACGCTCAAGATGGCCTTGTACTTGGCGACAGCCAACCTTGACGCAGACACCACTGTTTACACGGCAACAGGTGAGACATCCGGTACAGGCTACACAGCCGGTGGCAATGTGTTGACGGGCGTTACGGTTGAGACCTCGGGCACAACAGCCTTTGTAGATTTTGCCAATCCCACATGGAACCCCGCCAATTTCACGGCCCGTGGCGCGTTAATCTATAACGTCACCAAGGGCAACAAAGCAATTGCTATATTGGACTTCGGCTCCGACAAGGTGGCGACCACCACCTTTGTTGTCGAGATGCCAGCCAACACAGTTTCATCCGCGTTAATTCGTATTGCATAAGGACCAACATGCTTGTAACGACAACCAAAGGCGAAATGGACGATTCGTTGCTTGAAAAGCGAGAGGGCAACGTGGATAATGACAACGAAACCACAACGTGGGTTGAGTACTGGTTGGACGGAGAACTTGTACATCGATCCGCGCATGTTCGGCTGAAGAAAACCGTAACGCTTACTAGCTCAGTGGCATCTTTTTAAGGAAATATCATGGCCAACACCCAATCAATGTGTACTTCGTTTATGAGCCAGCTCATGCTTGGTGAGCATCAACTTGGCACTGCAACGCTTGTCTCGCGCACCAGCTTGACCGCCCCGACCACAGACACGCTTAAAGCTGCCCTGTATTTGGCATCGGCAACGATCAACGCATCTACTACGGCGTACTCTGCTACTAACGAAGTGTCCGGTACAGGCTACACGGCTGGCGGCGTTACGGTAACGAATGCCACGGCTCCAACTTCGACCAACTCGTCAGCAACTGCGGGTGTGGCGTTCTTTACGCCTTCAGCTTCAATTGTCTACACCACGGTGACACTGTCTACGGCGTTTGACGCTGTGCTGATTTACAACTCAACTCAGAGCAACAAGGCGATCAGTGTCCACACGTTTGGTTCACAGACCATCACTGCTGGTACGTTTACACTGACGATGCCTGCCAACACAACTTCGGCTGCGTTAATTCGCTTGGCAACAACCTAAGCGGAGGCGGCGTAAGCCGTAGACCATGTTTGGTATATCCGCATTTGCAGAGGCCCCATTTGCGGCTACTGGTGAAACCGGAGTCGTCGTTGCCCTGACGGGCGTCGTTGCGTCTGGGGATGTTGGTACTGTTGCTCGTGGGGACACATCGTTTGCTCTGTCAGGTGTAGCGGCATCCGGCCTTGTTGGAGGGGTGATCTACAACGAGTCGGATGCGGTTCTTACCGCTGTGGCGAGCGGGTTTGTTGGCACAGTAAGTCCGGCTCTTACTGTTGCTTTGACGGGCGTAGCTGCATCTGGAGAGGTTGGGACGGTACTCCCCGGTAAGGGAGCTGAACTGACTGGGGTTGAGGCGGTTGGAGGTGTTGGGTCTGTTGGGGCAGAGCGTTCGATTGCTCTGACGGGCGTAGAGGCTGCGGGCTTTGTTAACGGGGTTGGCGTCCCTCTATCTAATGTAGTGGCTTCGGGCGTTTTAGGGTCGGTAACTCCAAGCCAATCTGTAGCGTTGTCTGGTGTAACGGGGTCTGGTGAAGTTGGTACGCTGGAGGTTGCCGAAAGGTCTTTGGCTTTGACGGGCGTAGTGGCTTCCGGTGCGGTTAGTACCATGCCTCCCGGCAAAGAATTTGCGTTAACCGGTGCCGCAGCAGCAGGAAATGTTGGCACGGTTGGGCTTGATACAAGGTCTTTAGCTTTGTCTGGGGTTCAAGCATCGGGCGCGGCTGGAACTGTAACCGCCGTTTATTGGATTTTGGTAAATAATTCAGAAACATCCAACTGGGCGTTGGTAAATAATGCGGAAACATCCAACTGGGCGTTGGTTGAGACAGATTAAGGATATATATGGCACTCGTACTAGCAGATCGCGTAAAAGAAACGACCACCACGGCGGGTACGGGAACAGTGACGCTGCTTGGCGCATCAGCAGGGTTTCAGTCTTTTGCGGTAGTTGGTAACGCTAACACCACCTACTACACCATTGCCGGTCAGTCCACATCTGAGTGGGAAGTAGGGATTGGTACATACACCTCGGCGGGTACACTTTTAGCCAGAACAACAGTCCTGTCAAACAGTTCCGCAACAGAACCTTCCGCGTTAAATTTTGCAGCGGGCACAAAAGACGTATTTGTTACCTACCCTTCCAGCAAATCAGTCAATCTTGACGCCTCTGGGAACGCCACTGCTTTAGGAACACCCGTGGCGTTCGTTGGAACAAATATTACGGGTACTGCTTCGGGTTTAACAGCGGGCAACGTAACCACAAATGCTAATTTAACTGGCGACGTGACCTCGGTTGGTAATGCAACTGCAATTGCTGCTGGTGTAATTGTCGATGCAGACATTAATGCATCAGCCGGTATTGTTGATACAAAGCTGGCAACAATTTCTACGGCTTTAAAGGTTAGCAACTCAGCCACAACGGCAACTAATGCGAATACCGCGTCTGCCATCGTTGCGCGTGATGCTTCTGGAAACTTTACCGCAGGCATAGTAACGGCAACCAACGTCAACATGGGGTTTACAAGCACTGCAACCGCAGCAGGTACAACCACCTTAACCGCATCAAGTACCCATTATCAAAGATTTACCGGAGTAACTACTCAGACAATTGTTCTTCCCGTCACTAGTACGCTGGCAACAGGTGTTAACTACGCAATTGAAAACGCCTCAACTGGCAACTTAACCGTCAACTCTTCTGGTGGAAATTTAGTCGTAACGGTTATACCGGGGGTCACTGTCCAGTGTATGTGTATTGGCACCACCCTGACAACGGCGGCAGATTGGGACCCAGAATTTAACGAATTCGCAGCGGTTACTGGTACGGGGTCTGTTGTTCTTTCAACCAGCCCCACTTTAGTTACCCCGGCGCTTGGCACGCCTTCCGCTCTGGTCGGCACTAACATTACTGGAACTGCTTCAGGCTTAACAGCGGGCAACGTCACCACAAACGCCAACTTGACCGGAGATGTAACGTCCGTTGGAAACGCAACAAGTATTGCTGCCGGGGTGATTGTTAACGCAGACATTAACGCCGCCGCTGGCATTGTGGACACCAAACTGGCGACAATTTCTACAGCGTCAAAAGTCAGCAACTCAGCGACGACAGCAACCAATGCAAATACCGCTTCCGCAATCGTTGCGCGTGATGCTTCGGGTAACTTTTCTGCCGGAACAATTACCGCCGCTTTGACTGGTAACGCATCTGGTTCAGCAGCTACGTTTACTAGCACTTCGCAGAACTCACAGTTCAATTCGGTTGGTGTGGGTACAGCCGGTTCTGGTACAGCCGGTGAGATTCGTGCGACCAACAACATTACCGCGTTTTTCTCAGACGAACGTTTGAAAACTAAAACAGGTGACATTGAAAATGCACTGGACAAGGTTTGTCAGATTGAGACAATGCTTTACCATGCTAACGAAGTTGCCGTAGCTCTTGGGTATAATGCTTCTATACAAGAAGTTGGTGTAACCGCACAGTCAGTTCAAAAAGTACAGCCAGAAATTGTAGTACCCGCTCCAATTGATGATAAGTATTTAACTGTACGATATGAAAAGTTAGTTCCGTTGCTCATTGAGGCCATCAAAGAACTGAACGCCAAGGTTGCCGCGCTAGAGCAAGTCGTGGCAAAATCAACGCAAGGATAATCATGGCAAGCACCTACTCCCCCTCGCTGCGTATTGAACTGATTGGCGCTGGCGACCAAGCCGGTACGTGGAACACCACAACCAACTCCAACCTTGGCACGATCATTGAGTCGGCTATTGCTGGGTACGTGGCGGTGTCCGTTACTTCGGCTAATCAAGCCTTTACTGCGCTGGACGGTGCGGCTGACCAAGCGCGAAACGCCGTTATTGCACTGACCACCACAACCGTAGCCAACTTCAACGTCTACGCTCCGCCGCAGGAGAAGACCTACATCATCTACAACACCACTGCGTTTACAGCTACGATTTTTAACTCCACGGTGCTGGGCAACACAACCGCAGCAGGAACTGGTATCACTGTCCCAGCAGGTAAGAAGCTGGTTGTTTTTAGTGACGCAACGAATTTCTACACCATCGAAGCCGCCAACCTAACCGGGGTTCTGGCAGTTGTCAACGGCGGCACAGGCGTAACCACTTCTACCGGCACGGGCAACACAGTTTTAAGCACCAGTCCTACGCTGGTCACGCCAATCTTGGGTACGCCAACTTCTGCCACTTTAACAAATGCAACAGGTCTGCCATTGACCACAGGTGTTACGGGTACTCTTCCGGTCGCTAACGGCGGCACTGGCGCAGCAACACTAGCAGCAAACAATGTAGTTCTTGGAAATGGAACTTCTGCTGTGCAACTGGTTGCGCCAAGCACCACAGGAAATGTACTTACATCCAACGGCACAACATGGCAAAGTACTGCGCCAGCGTCTACCTATGTAGGCGCTAGAGGTCAAGTATTTACAAGCTCTGGAACATTTACCGTTCCTACCGGAATCACAGCAGCTAAAGTAACCGTCATTGGTGGCGGGGGTAGCGGCGGCGATGTTACAGGCACAGGTTCGGCTGCTGGCGGCGGCGGTGGTGGTGGTGTTGCTATTGAATTTGTTACTGGACTTACACCGGGCGGCACTGTAACAGTTACTGTTGGTGGTGTTGCCGGTACATCCTCATTTGGCGCATTTTGTTCAGCTACTGGGGGCGCAACCGCTGCAAGCGTAAGCGCTGGAGGTGCGGCAGGTGCGGCAGGCGCTGGAGGTGCAGGGTCTGGTGGAGATATAAATATATCTGGGGGCGCTGGATCGGCGGGTAATGTAACCGGCACGAACGGCGCTGGTTCTGGCGGCGGGTCGTCTGGATTAAGTGCTGCTATAACAGCCATTGCCATCGACAACTCTACGGCGGTTTCCTTTCCCGGTCTTGGGTATTTAGGTGGTGTGGGGGGTATAGGCACTCCTAGTGGTGGCAATGGAACTGCGGCAACCGGATTTGGCAATGGTGGGGGTGGTGCGTATGCTGACACTGCTACCGACCGCACTGGCGGCGCGGGTTCTGGCGGTATTGTTGTTGTGGAGTTTTAAACATGATAAATGCATTGATTTCCCCTAACGAACAAGTTTCCTACATCTCTGCATGGGATGAGCAAAAGCCTGTTTACACTGTACTTGGTCAGCGTGTAGCACAAGTTTCAGACAATCAATTTGAAGTTGCGCCGCCATTGTTCTGGCTTGCATGTGCGGATGATGTAACCGCAATGGGCTTTTACTACGATGCAACAAGTCTGGCAATTGTGCAGATTCCAGAATCACCACCACAACCTACGCCTGTTCAGCCTGTCACCACGGGTTCATAGACGCTCTAACGGGCATGGACTCCCTTCCACCTCCACCGCCAGTGGCACACCATAAGGAGCGAACATGGCGCTTCCAGCATCAGGCGCACTAACATTTGCCAACATTCAGACTGAGTTTGGTGGGTCAAACCCTATCGGCTTGAACGAGTATTACCGTGGTGGCGGGTTGGTAACAGCTAATAACACGAGCGTACCAACATCTGGCGCAATCTCGGTAAGCAACTTTTACGGCGCATCACTGGCAACCGCTCCATCAAGTGTTGAATATCTTGTTGTAGCTGGAGGCGGAGGTACTACTAGCACTGCAGCATCACCGGGTAGCTCAACTGGCGGTGGCGGTGGCGGTGGGTATAGAAGTTCTGTATCGGGGCAATTGTCAGGAAGAAACTCAACGGCGGAATCTGTATTTACAATTGTAACGGGGACAACTTACACGGTTACTGTAGGTGGCGGCGGCGGTGTTGGCGTAAATGGTAGTAATAGCGCATTTTCGTCAATTACTTCTACTGGTGGTGGCCGAGGTGGTGACGGTTCCGGTGGCGCAAATGTATATTCGGGCGGCTGCGGAGGTGGTGCCCGAGGCGATAACAACGACAGTAGATCAGGCGGCGCTGGTACGGCAGCTCAAGGCTTTGATGGTGGCTCACAAACTGCGGACGCTGGAGAAGGTGGTGGTGGTGGTGGTGGTGCTGGAGCGGCAGGTACAGGAGGTGGTGCTAACCCCGGCGCTGGCGGTGCTGGTTTATCCTCTCCAATTTCTGGCTCATCTGTAACAAGGTCGCAAGGTGGCGGCGGTAGAGGCTCCAGTGGAAGTGCGTCTCCGACAGGAAGTGGAGACGCAAATTCTGGTCGTGGCGCTGGCCCGGGAGGGTCTGGAGGGTCGGGTGTTGTGATTATTCGATATGCAAACACTTTTAATGATGCCGCATCCACTACAGGTTCTCCAACTTTTACAAATACAGGTGGCTTTAAAATTTACGTATTTAACGCTAGCGGCTCAATTACATTCTGAGGAAACAGATGGCACATTTTGCACAAGTAGAAAACGGCATCGTCACACAAGTTATTGTGGCTGAACAAGATGTCATCGACTCTGGCTTGTTTGGCACTGGTTGGGTTCAGACATCGTACAACACGCATGGCGGTCAGCATCCAGAAGGTCGTCCACTACGTAAGAACTACGCTGGCCCCGGTTACACCTATGACCAGCAGCGCGATGCCTTCATTCCACCACAGCCGTATCCAAGTTGGATAATTAGCGAGGACACCTGCCTATGGTCTGCGCCAACTCCGATGCCTGTTGATGACAAAAGATATAGCTGGGATGAGCCTTCTTTGAGTTGGGTATTTATTGAGTAATCATGGACGCGCTCCCCCCTTCACCTCCAGTGGCGCAAGCTCCTGCGCCCGTATTTGAGTGCGTGAGGTGGAGTTGGTCATCTGACCGCAAAGAAATCTGGTGTTTGCAGTGGCGGGAGAAAAACAAACCTGAACCTAAGAAGGTAGCGGAAAGTGATTGACCCCCTAACAGCCCTAGCAGGCATACAGGCAGCGGTTGCGCTCATCAAGAAGGTCAGCAAGACTGTTGACGATGTGTCGTCGCTCGGCCCCGTCCTTGGCAAGTACTTTGACGCCAAGTCCACCGCTACCAAGGCTGTTGTTCAGGCCAAGAAGTCCAAGTCCTCAATGGGCACTGCCATTCAGATTGAGATGGCGCTAGATCAGGCCAAGCGGTTTGAAGATGAGTTGCAACTGCTGTTCATGCAGGCGGGAAAAATAGACGTCTGGAACAAGATCAAGTCTAGAGCAGCGGCAATGGATGTGGAGTCTGCCCATGATGCGCGGCGGGAGCGTGAGGCTGCGGTCAAGCGCAAGCAAGAGATGGACGATGTAATTGAGTTGGCCTTGCTGGCGGTCATCTTCTTCAGCTTGGTTGGGGTGATCTTGTATTTCACCATTGGCATCCTTGAGCAGCAAAAATGAGCGACGAGCGTTTAAACTTAGTTGACAAGGTGCTGGCGTATGTCAGCAGCCCATTCCGCCTATTTGCGATGGTGCTCATGGCTGTGCTGACCTTTGCGGGATACTTTGTATATACAAACCAAGAGTTGTTGATAGGTGCGTATAAGGAGTCCAAGAAGATTCCGTCCATCGCCGAAGACCGCGTAGAAGACGCGGCAGCTCATCTGTTTAAACAGTCTGGCGCACAGATCGTGGCGGTGTTCAAAGTCAATTCAATGTTTGGCACACGCATCCTGCACCGGGCCTACGCCAAGGACGGCAGGGATAAAACGAACGACGGGCTGGACGTAGGGCTGTTTACACAGAACGCAGGCAACAATTCTGATGTTGTCAAGCTCATGGCGAATGAGATTCCATGCAGCGAGTACAAATCAGCGCAGTCGGAAATGGGTTTGTGGTACATCGCCAAGGGCGTTACCTATACGTGCCGCATCAGTGTTCCACCGGAGCCGGGCAGGTTTGTTGGGCAGATTACAGTCGGATGGGCTACTCAGCCTGAAGACATGGACAACACCCGCGCCATGCTTCAAATCGCAGCAACTATGCTTTCAAGGAGTAAACAGTAATGGATTGGTTAAAACAAATTGCGCCGACAATTGCTTCGGCGATGGGTGGCCCATTGGTGGGGATGGCTGTAGCCGCCATCAGCAAAGCCACTGGAGTCGATCCTACTGAAGTTAACGACCTTATCTCCAACAACAAACTTTCAGCAGAGCAGATAGCTCAAGTCAAGATTGCTGAGATTGAACTTCAAAAGCAAGCGCAGGAGCTTGGCCTTAATTTTGCAAAGCTGGAAGTTGAAGACCGCAAGTCTGCGCGGGACATGCAAGCCGCCACGAGGTCAATTGTTCCCCCGGCCTTAGCCGCAATCATCACCGTTGGGTTCTTTGGAATTTTGGGCATGATGCTGTTCGGCAAAGTTGACGGCAACAACCCAACAATCCTGATGATGCTGGGCAGTTTGTCCACCGCTTGGACGGGGATAATCGCATATTATTTCGGCTCCTCTGCTGGCTCACAGGCAAAGACAGAACTTCTTTCTAAGGCTCCATCAATCAAATGACTGAAGACCAACTTGAGCAAATGCACATCGACCCGTCATGGCTTGAGCCGCTGACGGCGGCGTTTAACCGCTTTGAGATTAACACCCCGGAGCGCCAAGCCGCGTTTATTGGGCAATGCGCCCATGAGTCGGCCAACTTCAAGACGCTGCAAGAGAACCTGAACTACAGTGCAAAGGGTTTAAACGCCACATGGCCAAGCCGGTTCCCGTCAGAGGACGCGGCTCAGCCCTTCCATCGCCAGCCTGAGAAGATCGCCAACAAGGTCTACTCTGGCCGTATGGGCAACACCGATGAGGGTGATGGCTGGAAGTTCCGTGGCCGTGGCCTCATTCAGTTGACCGGCAAAGACAACTACCGTTTGGCCTCAGACGCCTTGGGCGTGGACTTCGTCAAAGATC